GTGGCAATGGAAGCATCAATGCCTATACCCAGTGCACCGATAGCGCGACCAAACGCTGACGTTTCAAGGTTTTGGATTTCTGACCCCCTAGTGAAGTTAGTTGTCCCCGGGACTATCTCCCACGCTGTACCGATACCAGGTCGCGAATCGTCTGGTGTTCGGTAGGCGTGTGCCCGGCCAATAACCCATTGTTTACCGTCGATAGTGACCCATTCAGGTGGATCCATTTGTAGTGACCCATCTGGGTACTTTTTGATAAATAGTTTGATGCGGCTGGCCACATCAATGTAACCGTCAAGGTTATAGCTCATGATAGAAGCTCGTCAGCAAGTTTAGCGAGTGCCAATAATGACACCCATGAGTTGTTCGTCGGGTCGCGGTAGAATTCCTCTGTCTCTAGTTCGACCCAGATATCAATGACATTGAGCATGTCGTTAATGCCATCCTCGTAACCGTTGCACTTAATTACTGTCTTTTTACTCATGACTTCCACCTAGCCGGCCCCATATTAAACCGATTACTAGGCCAGCCGTGAGACAAGCAAGGCCCAGCACACTGGGGGTCATGCTGCACGCTTCCACATGCGAATTGACCGGCCATTATTTGATTCCCTCGTCGAAGTCACAAAGTTACCTTGCGAAGTAATAACGCCCATCGATGCCCATGAGCGAAACAATGCCCCGATCTGATTAGGGTGCCCGTCAGGTTTACCGATGGCTTCAATGAGTAAGTCGGCCGTGAATAGGCCACCGATTGCTAAGGATTTACGGAAAATGGTTGCTTGAATGCGCCACTGCGGGTCTATCTCTGCGAGCACCTGGGCATCTTCACGGTCGTACCGTTCGCAGTATGTGCAGAGTTGGCCTGTGCAATTATGCCCGGGCCGGTCAAGCTGAATGTCACCGATTGAATCAAACAATGCTTCTGACATGTTTCCCCTTTTTTTGCTAGTGCCTAGTGTGTTGGCGAGGCCTGCCACTAGAAACAAGCCCCGCCGGAGACATCCCGTCAGCTCATGTGTGACGGGTGTGCGGCTTCCCCTCCGCTGGTATGTCCGTGGCCCTATCTTGTAGAGCCGGCGGCGCCGTGTCAATCACTTCACCTAGATTCGGGCGTGTTGGGCATAATCTCAGGTGACCACCTGTGTGACATTGTGCGCCGGTAGGCCAGCGTGGGCTTGCCGTCCCTAATTGTTATCAATGCTTGGCCATTTAGGTCAAGGTCGGAAAGTTCGACAACATGATAGGTGACTAGGCGCACCCGTGGCGTGTCAGATTCCAATGGTCGGCCCCCTCCCGTTGTTCCATGCCGTATAGAAGCCCTGTCTTGGAAGTAGCGGTTCCATTCCTGTATTGAAACAACATATTTGAGCCTTGACGCACCGGGCAGGCCGCTGGCCGCGTAGTCCAGGAGCTGGTTGGCAAGGAGCCGGGCAGTGCGCCCATTACGGTTCCGGCCTTTCCCCATATTTTCATCAATGTCGATGGCGTGGACTACCCCGGCCTTGTTCGGATTGTGGTCAGATATTCTCAGAGAGTGAGCCCGGTCAGCAATCCATCCATCTGTACGTTTGTCACGTTTAGGCCAACGGCGGTTAATCTGGTCGCGCAGAGTGACCCCACCTTTACATAATCTCGCCATTATCTAGCCTCCCATATCGTGTGTCGTCACCGTTCAAAGCGTTAATGATCACTGGTATTACTGCCGCCGATATGGCGACGATTAGCGGGTGAACGTCGGCCGTTGCGAGCCACGACAGTAGGGCTCCGAGTGCTGCGCCGCCCGCTATTTTTACGATGGAGCCTTCCCACGTTGTTGCGAGCCAATGCTTCATATCAGAGCCCTAACTTTGCGATTATTTGATCGACTTTCGATGACACGTCTGCCAGTGAGTCGCCACCGTTGCGGAACCCGGGCTGTATTGGTTGTGTCGCTTTTTTTATTTCATCGCGTACCACGTTGCGGATTAGCCACACTAGGCCGGTGCCCATGATTGCGAGGGCTGCTAATGATGTCGCTATGAGGCCGACAACGTCGCCAAAGTCCACGGTTCTACCCTTTTAGTTTTGCTCGGACGATAGCCCTTGCGCGTTCGGTTTCGGTAGCCAACTTCGGGTGCTTCGACGACGTTGGCTTCTTCTTAACCGGTTCAACTTCGACCGTGTCCACATGTAATTCTTGATCTATTTCGGACATTATGCGCCTTCCAGTTGTGGGTACATGACTGCAAGCATGGCCTCAGTGAACCCGAGGGCTAAGGCGAACGCTCGGGCGTCGCTTAATGCTTTGAGGCGGGCTTTTTCTTTATCGGCTACGGCTTTTACGGCTAGCGGGTAGGAGTCTGTGATTTCTTGCTCTGTCGGTTTAGGTGTGTCAGAGAGCCACGTTAAACCGGCGTAGTCGTCACCGTCCAAGATCCATTCCGAACCGGGATGTGAGTGTGTCAGAGTGACGGCTATGTTTGTCATGCGCTTATCTCCATTAGTGTAATCGTGCTAGACGTTCGTGCCCTGTGAATGTTGTTGGCTTCGTCGTGAGTTGTGTTTATGCTTACAGTGTTATTACTAACTCGGCATTGTATTTTGTATGTTTGTGCGGTAATGCTTGCTGGTGAATCAAGAAAATTACCGTTTAAGTCATCAGTTCCAAGTGAAGCGCCAAAATATGAGGACGTAGCAGAAACCCGAATACCAACTGCTGTACCGCCACCGATAGCAGTTGCACCTCTCATAATTTGCATTGCTGCAATTGCTGCTGTTGGAGTGTTTACTGCAATTTTTGTTAGCACTAGGATTTTACTTGAGGTTGCCGATGGAGTAATGCTTGCAGTTAATCCAGTAATGTCCACATAGGAAGTACTTGAAGTGCTAAATGTGTTTACTTTAGTGACAGACACAACCTGCAACACTTTCCCAGTAGATGTGTCTATGTGGTTGGCGAGGGCCAAACTGACCCCCGGGTAGGTCGCCACAAGGTCCGAGGACTCGACATATGGTGTGCCTGCTGCTGTTGTCGCCATTTTTCACGCTCCTACTAATGAATCATTAGATACTATTTCGAACCATGCCGCGTCTGCGCCCACGGCGCTCCACGTTAAGTCTTCTGTTACTTCTCCCCATGTTAGCGTCTGATAGGAGAATCGAGGGTCGCTAATGGATACCGTTAGGACGTGTTGCCCGTTGTTGTAGCTGTCCGTCCATCCCTCGACGATACCGATATAGGACGAATACGGGCCAGAGGCCGGCAGGCCCGTCACCGTTACGAGGCTACCGGACACGAGGGCAAGGGCTTCGTCAAGTTGATCTTCGGTTAGCTCGTTAATCAAAATAGATATTTGTCCGAGATTCCATAGCGGATTCGCTTGGGCTGTAATGATGTTACCGGCCCGAGTCGTCGCGTCCGTTGAGTCTTTGATCTGTGTCTGTAGCCTAAACTCGCGCCGGCCGTAGGCCGCTATCGAGGCGCTATCCGTCTGATTAACTATCGCGTCCGCTAGGTAGGTGACGGTTACGTCGTTAATCAGGGGCTCCAGTGTTTTAGTGAACGTAGGCGCAAACACTACGGCGCCGGCATCCATCGATGTAGCAGTGATCACGGTTGGGTATGACGCCCAGTCACCAGCTGCATCCGACCAGGTGCCCACCTGGTTTGACCATATGCCGGCAAACGTTGTTTGGCCCCTGTTGCCGTAATCCTCAAAAACGATTCGCCCCTGTGGGTCATCAAAGAATGTTGCGCCTGTCCACGTTGCGACTTCCTGCAAGGCGTCAAGTGCCGTGGCGGGTTGTGCGTCTACAAGGTCGACCGTGTGCAGGGTAATGTTGGCGTCCCCACCGTTAACGAGTGTTTCCCCTGACCCGGTCATTATTGCTTCGACACGTTGCCGGGCGCTTTGTTCAGCCCAACCGCTGGCCCCAACATCGACGAGGCCAAGGTGGGAAAGGTTACCCATTGCCGTAATGCTGGTGATCGCCGTCGGGTTTGTTGTGCTAATAAATGACACGTTTAGGTCGGAAATTGTGCCAGTAAATCGAGGCACATCATTAAACGTAATGGCCACAACGTCAGCGATTTGTAGCTGGGGGCCTGTGTCTCCCCTGAGTGTTATTTGGACGTTGGATGCCGTGGGGTTGTTGGTCACTTCACTGCGGCCGTGGGCAATCGCCAGGTTGTAATCAAAAAGGCCAAGGTTGATCACATCATCGTTGATAGTAATTTCTAGGGTCATGTCAACACCGGTCGTACCACTGCGCCACTGCGGCTGTCAGATCGCCGTATTACGTTAGCAATCGCCTGCGCCACCTGCTGATCAGTAATGGCTGACTGTTGAGCCTCTGCCCGGGCAATCGCACCGGCCCTAGCTGCACTGCCCGCGGCCTCCACATTCGCCAAGGCTTCTGCCACATCTTTGGCCAGCTGCGCCTTAAACGCTGCCCCTACCGGCTTTCCAATGCGCTTCCCCAGTTTCGAGAGTCGGTCGCCTTCCTTGGCTAACTGGGTTGCTAGTCCGTCAACGGCAGCGGCGCCTGATTCAATACCGGCAGCAACAAATCCGGGCACTAACCCGAGGGCAAGGCCGGCGGTTGATTTACGGACGCCAGCAAATTTCTCGGTCATCGTCGGCACTAGGCCATCATCGAGTAGTTGAGTGGCAAGGGCCGCACCTGTGACTGGCCCTAGACTGGCGATCTGATCGATAAGGTGCTGGTCTGCGCCTTGGGCTTTTATCGCCGTAAGTACTTGGCCAAAGTAATTCGCCTGGTCTATTTGTTTGTTGAAACCTTCAAGCAGGCTGACACCAGTGGCAGCGCCGGCATCATCAAATTGGCCTTCAAAGGCTGACGCCAGGTCAAGTCCGGCGGACAGTTTCGACTGCATCGTGTCAAGAATGCCAAGATTCTCGTTAAGTTTCGCCATTCTCGTGTTCAGTTTGTCGGCCGTGTTCGAGTAAGACGCGGCCAAATCTTCATTAAGTGCGATCAGTTTAATCTGTTTTTTAGTCAGTTCCTCTGTACCCTCTGACATTTTGCCAGTCGCGGTATTTAAGGATTTAGTTTCAGCAGTGGCTAGGGCGAGTAATTCGGCGCGGCGTGCAAAATATGGTGCCAGTCTTTTTCTTTTTCTGCTGCTTGATCTGCAGCAATACCTGAGTCATA